GCCATGCCGGCTAGTGCTGCTCCAGTTCCTAATGCTGCCCCAGCACCACGCTCTGCTGCATCATCTGCTCCGCTGGCCGTTCCTACACCCACACCTACAGCAGCACCAACCAATGCAGCCAAGGCCATGCCCCACTTACCAGTTAGCAACTCAAGTAGTTTTGCAGCTGGCATTTTAGTAAACACCAACGCAACTGATGCTATAAATGTACCAGTTGCTAACTTTAAATCACTTTGAAAGTAACGGTAAGCATCGCGCTCAGTTTCAGCAGCTGAATACATTGACTCTTCTCTATTACTAGAATAGAGTTTGTATTCTTCTTCAACTTGTTTGCTAGTAGTATAGAACTCAATAGTAGCAGCAGCTAGTCCTAATGCGTTTATGCCATAGGTCATGGCTTTATCCATTGAAGAATAAGCAGCTACTGCTTCTCGTGCTTTGGTTCCTGCTTCCGCACGTTTCTTAATGAGATCGTTACGTTCTTTACGAGACAGTTTAGTAATGTCAATTCTGCCGCCATGCCAGTTTGTCATAGTTTTATCACGTGCTTTTTTTGCTGCATCAGCAGCTCGTTTTTTCTCGTAATTTTTATAGGCATCTACTCCTTTGTCTAAGAGATCTAATCCTTTAGTTATGATAGGGCCTTCATTGATGATTTCATTAACTTTCATAGTAATCTATTTATTTAAAGTTGAACTACGTTCAACTGTTCTTCGCTATCGCTCGAACTAGTTTTCTTTCATAAAGGCATTATTAAGTGCGAAGCACTGTAAATATTATCTAGATTGTGTAGTCACACTTAGCCCTAGNGGGCTAAGGCAATGAACATTATCTGAGTTGAGCAGTTCACTTAGCGTTAACACTACAAGCATTTAGCTAGCTTAGGCGGTCATCCTGTACCTAATCATGTTGTCTTTTGGCGGCGGTGTGCAAATATACGCTAACATACGTACACACGTAGGGTATTTCTCCCTTCTTTTAGCCTTTTTAANTTGTCTTAAACAGCAAAATCAGTTGTATGTAGGCATATCTGATCATCGTCCTGTCAAGGATAGTTGCTGAGTGCTCTTAACGGCAAGAGACTTTCATCCCTGAGATCCGAGATCCAGGTTTCCGAGCGCACGATATTGGCCTGCGCTAGCTTTTATCCGTTTAGTTGCTTGCCTTTGATGTGAGAACCGTGTACGCGAACAGCTATGTGTCCGTTGTAATAGTCGTCTGATTCTAAAACCTTACGAGTAAATTGTTCTCTTGCCTCAATGTATGAGCATTCCGCCTTTGAAGTACAGTNGTAAAGTATTTCTCTGTGGAACTTATCTGTGCCTAATGTTTCTATATCTTTTAATAAGTGGTCGCTTGAGCCATAGTATTCANGCCAGTCAGAATCAATTTTAGAACGAATCTTCTTTTTCTTCTTTGTGCCGTTTTTGAGTGTTACTGTTTTATAAGTTGTTTTACTAAATTTTGCTAGTTTTTTGCCTATATATTTTCGACCAGTGATGCTATTTGTGATACAGTAGACGAAGCCAATACACTCTTCGGGTAAGGTTTCTACTACTGCGTTTTGATAATACCATGACATNCAGTAGTTAGCATATTATGTGTCGGTTGCCTTGGGATTTGATTTTCTGTATGCGGGCGATTTAACTTTTGGTTTAGTCACCCTTACTGCCTGTATTTCTTCTCTTCTTTGACTTGCTAGTCTTCTCATTTCACTTAATGCTTTCCGCACACGCATACCGGAAGCGTGAGTTTCTTTAGATTCCCATTCTTGGTTTAATCTAAAGTAGTCACGAAACAGTGCCAGTAGTTCTTCGTGTGCGGTCTTTGTCATTCAACTATGTCGAGATCGTTTGAGTAACTGGTAAAGCCGTTTTCTTTAATAACTTTTAATACATTGTTAACACGGCCGATTAGTTCATCTTTATGTGAGATCAAATAGATATTCTTGTTGCGCTCACGTGCCATCTTCTTGAGAACGCTCAATGCGTTCTCAACACCGGCAGCATCTAAGCCGTTGTCAATCAACTCGTCAATAAACAGCAGGTTAATCTGTTGATATAAACTTTCCCACACATCACGGAAGCTCCAACTCAATCCTAAAATCAAACGATTNCGTTCACCTCGACTCAAGTTATCAAAATCTAAGTCTTGACCCAGCTGAGTAATCTCAACAGTCAAATCGTTTTGGAATACAACAGTGTGAGGTAATCCCATCTTGTCAAGATAGAATGTCAGCCTGTTGTTTAGGTAAGCCAAGTTTTGATCAATAATCTTTTTACGAATAAACGAATCTTTGCTGGTTAACAACTTCAACAGAAACTCTTGATGGTCTTTCAAAGAGTTCAGCGCATTGATATTATCCCAAGAGATGTCCTGCATCGCAGTATTGTTTAGATCGTCAATTTGTTCTTGGTACGGATCAACTTCTTGTTGCCTAACTGATAGTCCACTTTCTAAACTAGTAAGATTATTTTGATGCTTCAGTGCTTCTTCAACTGTGTCGTAGTAAGTCTTGGGCTTGCCGTTAATGTCGCCAATGCCTTCTAACTCACCAACTACAGCAGTATAACTTTCGCTAATAGTTTGCAAATATGTTTCTGCATCTTGCAAGTTTTTCTCAGCAACGCCGCTCATTTCTTCGTGTTTGTGAGTATGCAATCCCTGCTCACAACTAGGGCAGGTTTTATTTTTTAACTGAGTTACCTCATTAGTGTATTTGGTAACTGACCTATCTGCCTGTATTAATGCAGTTTCTAATGTGGCTTTTTCTTTGTTAAGACTTTTAATCCTAGCACTCAGCTCATCATAACTTTTTAACTTGGCATGCTGTGTAAGTTCTTTTTCAATATCTACACTTTGTAACTCAATGATGCTGCCTGCAATCTTTTCGCAGTCTAGTTTTTGTTGAGTGTGCCATGCGTTTTGTCTAGTGATTAATGTGTCAATACTTTGTTGTATCTTCTCATTGGATTTTTTAGCAGCTTCAATATCAGCATTCTCTTGGTAGATACCGTCTTTAGTTAACCGTATCTGTTCCTTTAATGCTTCTGATTTTTCACTCAGCAGAGTAATGCCCAACAACTGCTCAATGATTTCTCGTTGCTCATTTGCCTTCATGCTGAGAAACGGCTCTGTGTAGGTGTTAAGTGCAAGAATGTGTTTGAACATATCATGACTCATGCCCAACAATTCGTCAATATCCTTTTGCGTTTCACGCATATCGCCTTGACTATCGTCGGCATCAGCTACTGCTTTTTCTTGATTGTTTACAAAAAACTTCATTACAGCAGGCTTACGTCCTCTTTCGATACGATAGCTAACACCATCTTTATCAAAGCCCAACGTAACCAACATGCCTTTGCCGTTGATCTTGTTAATCAAGTTGTCTTTTTTAATGTTAGTCAGTGCTGTGCCATACAGGGCAAAGCTAAGTGCATTGACAATGGTTGTTTTGCCCGTACCGTTACGAGAGCCATTATCATCACCGCCTTGATCTAAGTTTTCACCTAGAACCAAAGTCAGTTGTTCTCGTTGGAAGTTTATTGCCTGGGTTTGATTGCCCACGCTCATGAAGTTTTTTACTGTTAGTTCTTTTATTTTAATCATAGATTGTTATAGATACTCAGCAGTACTTTAGTGTCATAGTTGTCACTTTGAATATTGATCAACTGATTGGTTACAATCTGATCAACGCTTTCAAATGTCTGAATATCTATGCTGGTATTAATTTCAACATCCTTCTTTTCGGGAATCAGTGTAAGTTCTCTAATATCGTAATCTTGAACAAACTTTTCTTTAATAAAGCTGGCTTCTTCATAACTAATATCAATATCTAACGACACCCGCAGATGCATTTTAGACTTTAGCAATGTATCTGCTTCGTCGATTAACTGACTCAGTTTGATAGTTCTAAACTTGGGACAGTTGTCCCAGTTGTGATAAACTGGCTTACCGCCCCATTCCAAAGTCATCATACCGCGAGCGTCGTCCCATGCATCAGCATAGTTATGAGGAAATGCATTACCAATGTAGTGCATATTCTGTCGTTCTTGTCGCTTGTGAAAATGTCCGCTAAATCCTAGTTCGTATCCGCTAAACTGATCAAGTTGAATCTCACCGTGATCCGGCATCTGAATCATGGCATTCATAAAGAAGCTAGGCAATTCAAAGTGTCCAAATATATACTTGCTACCTTTCTTGCCTACAGCCTTCCACTCATCCCCAACGAGCCACGGACATAGGGTAACATTTCCAATAGTAGTAGGCTCGTGTACAATAGTAATACCAGGAATATATTTTCCAAACTCCACAGAGTGTATGTCCCGTTTGTCTTTGTAATAAAGATCATGGTTACCAGGAAAGAAATAGAACTGATCAAACGCCTGCCCCAACTTTTCCAGGGCCCGCAAGCTATAATCCATTGTAGTGATATTAAGGCTATTGCGGTTATGATGCCAATCACCCATAAAGATACCTGTATCACATCCTTCCTCCTTTGCTTTGGCAATATACCAATCTACAAACTCGTCACAGTCTTGATTGTGGACACTACTATTTGATTTTAATCCAAAGTGAATATCCGTAAAGCAGGCTACTTTTTTAAATAAATTACTCAATATCTGTCTCCAATGCTATAGTATAAAGGTTTTTTAGCAAAAGGTCAATCCTCATTTGCTTCAAAACGTTTCATAGCGTGTGCATGATCTCCGGCACCGGTTCTAGTGTAGCTAGGATTCATTCCGTTTATTTCTAACAAGTCGTCGCGAATGTTTTGATTTCGTTTTTCCAAGTTAATAATACGAACAAAGCTGTTGGTAACGGCAGCAGTAAAGTAAGCAAACGGGTTATCTGATTTACTCTCATCAAACTGTAAACCAATCTGTGTTAGCTGTAAAATGGCTTGTCCCTTCATTTCATCGTTGTAGGTATAGCCGCGAACGTTGCCGCGAGTAGCATAGCGTTCACACAGTTTAATGTACATACGAGCCAGCGTATTTGTGATTTGCCCGTGGTCTTTATTGAACTTGCCCTTTTCTAAATCGCCCTTCCAATGACTTTTACCCACACATACCAGTATGTCATTTTCATCAAACTTCCAATGTTGGAATGGTGGAAAGTTAACTTTATCTCTATGATCAGCAAGGCTTTTAGGATTTTTCTTGCGTGTACTGTTAAGTGGAATATGATCAAAAGTCATGATTCGAAACACTACATCGCCTTTGCCAATCTTCTTATAGTCCACTTCGCATTCAGCTTGTTTTACCTTAATGCCTGCCGATTTCTTAGCTTCGTATGCCTGTTGGCTCATACGTTTTGCCTGTGCTCTTTTAGCTTCGGCTATTGTACGTATGTTGATTTTATCTACATTTGGTAAAATAAGATCGTACCGATGATACTCTGGTTTGGTAAATGTACAAAATGTATTTTTACTCTTGTGAATCTCGTCTAACAAATCTTTGTTGTTTAGATAGTTTACTTTCATATGATTCCTATGTTCTTTACTATTATAAACTACGCGGTTTATTTTGTCAACTAAATAATAGACAAAAAGGAGAAACTGATGGCATTTGATCTCGGTTCGGGTTTAAACACAATATCTAAATCAGTCGGCGGAGCGTTTAGCGCAGTGACCGGAGCATTTGGTACAGCATCCAAGTTAGCCGGTGCGCTTAATAATTTATCTAATCCAGCGGCACTGATCTCCTCATTACGAAGTTTAAACCTTCCAAAAGGTGGCGAAGCAGGCGTTGGTATGTTGGGCGCAACTGCGTCGTTTGGTGGAAATGATGCGTCTAGCGATTGGCGGGTACGCCTTAGTATACCGTCTTCGTTCTCTAGTAGTCCAGTATTGGCACCGTTGGTACAAGCCGGCGGATTAATATTCCCCTATACTCCCAGCATTACCATTTCCAGTACTGCCAGTTATGAAGAACAACCGTTAACACACCAAAACTACGGCTTTATCTATTACCAAAACAGCAGAGCAAGTGACATACAAATAGAAGCACCGTTCAACGTTGAGGACGGCGCCCAGGCACTTTATTGGTTAGCAGCAGTGCATATGCTTCGAAGTGCAACTAAAATGTTTACCGGTGAAGGCGACTTAACAGGTAACCCACCACCTATACTTACATTGAACGGCTATGGTGATTATGTGTTTAAAAACGTACCGGTAGTTGTAAAAAGTTTTTCAGTTAATCTACCGCAAGACGCAAACTATATTAATACCAGCGTAGCTGTAGCAGGTAATGTTGCATCTGGAGGCGGCGGAGGTCCTGCTGCATCTCTTGCAGGCCTAGCAGGTTCTGCCATAGGCTTTGCCGGCCTTGCTGGAGCATTAGGGGCTAATAAAATTGCCAATGCATTAGGAGCTATTGGAGCTATCGGAGGAGCNGTTGCTAGCGTCAGCAAGATGTTAGGTCCNGTNTCGACTGTATCAGGCGGTGGCGCATTTGCTACATCCGGTAACAGCTGGGTTCCAACAAAGAGCTCNATAAGTATCACAGTGCAACCAATATACAGTAGACAAAATATGAAAACATTTAGTTTGCAAAAGTTTGTTGCAGGTGAATATGTATCTGGAGGTTACATTTAATGGCAACGTACTCCAACACTAGCCCTTGGTTTAAAACGCAGCTCACTCAGAACTATCTAAACCCGCTGAGCATTAGACCAGTGGCCGCNGAAGCAGATGATTTTCTCTATACTATTGAACCGCAGTATACCTATAGACCAGACTTGTTGTCTTATGACCTATATGGAACTTCTAAGCTGTGGTGGGTGTTTACGCAACGCAATCTTGATGTGATACAAGATCCAATCTACGATTTTATTCCAGGAACTCAAATCTTTATTCCAAAGAGATCAGGTTTGTTTAAAGTATTGGGACTATAATATGGGATTCGGATTCGATCTCGACAAGGGTGCAACTGCCATTAGCAATGCTGCTAAGAAAGCACTAAGCGACACAGGACTAGCCAAAGGCCTAAATCAAGCAAGCTCAATGTTGAGCAAAGCTAAAGATGCAGTTACCTCGGGTCTTGGCATCAACATTAGTAATATTACTAGTGCAATCCCCGGCGCAGCACAAATAGAGTCTGCACTAGATAATGCGCGAGCTGCTCTTGCTGGCCCCGGCAACCTAGCAGACAATCTAGCATCATCTATAATAAAGACATCATCTGGGATTACAGGAACAGTTCCTAATATTTTACACTATTACAGTTCTGTAAACTACTTGTTTACACTGAGTGTGTTGGATGATGCACAGATTAACTTCCCCAACGAAACTTATCGCAAAGGCATTCTTGGTCCGTT